TGAGGAAGCCGTTGAATACTTTGAGGAACGTGTCCCGGTTAAAGCATCGATCTTTTATCAGATAGCTGATCATTACCGCAGCCTTGCGTTCACGGTAAGCGGATACACAAAGGCTCAGATACTCAAGCGGTTTTATGATGAGATCCTTTCTGCACTCAAAGACGGAAATACCTTCACTGAGTTTCGATCTAATATGAACCAGTTCTTAGAGTCGGAAGGTTACGAGGGGCTCACTCCCCTGCAGGCTGACAATATCTTTCGTACGAATATACAAACGGCTTACAATGTCGGACACTATGAGCAAATGTCTGACCCAGCTGTAGTGAAGTTGAGGCCCTTCTGGATTTATGACGCTGTACAGGACACCCACACAAGGCCGAGTCACTTAGCGATGGATGGAAAGGTTTTCCCGGCAGATTCTCCGGTTTGGGATGTTTGGTTTCCTCCAAATGGGTTTCGCTGTCGCTGCACAGTGAGGAGCCTAAGCAAGCGACAAGTGGAAGAGCGCGGTCTTACCGTTGAGACCAAGACACCCAAAGGAGAGCTTCTTCCAGACGGTCGCTTTATCAATATCCTGCCTGATCCTCAGTTCGGAACCAACCCTGCAAAGGTTCGTTTTCGGCCTGACCTGAAAGATTATCCTGAACCACTTGTGAAGGCCTATCAAAAGAGAGAAAAAGGAAACCCAGCAAAAGGCTCTTAAAAAGCCGCAGAACGCTTTTAGTTTGTTTTGGTAATTCTCATCGCGCAAAATCCGCACGAACGAAGTAACGGCGTTATAACGCTCAGTAACGGGGCATTGAAACGATACAAAGGAGTAGATAGCAAACAATGGACAAATATTTCATTTTAACCGGAGCTGATGTGGATGTTGGCGAGGCTCCAGAGGTGATCTCTTTCCTGCCTCTCGGACATGTCAGAAGCTCCAAGGGCGAGTTCCTTGTGGATGATGAAAGTCTCCGCGAAATGAAACAGCAAATTGCAAAGCGCGGTGTTGATGTTGTGATCGACTATGAGCACCAAACCCTCAAGGGCGTTCAAGCTCCTGCTGCAGGTTGGGTAAAGGATATCTTCTTGAAGGATGGCAGCATGCAGGCTCGCGTGGAGTGGACTCCGGCGGCTGAACAGTATCTCAAAAACAAGGAGTATCGATATCTCTCCCCGGTTATAACCGTACGAGAAACAGATGGCAAAGCAACTGGCTTGCATTCACTGGCACTTACCAATACACCCGCAATTCAGGGGATGACCCCCATCATCAACTCTCAAAATTTTGAAGGAGGAAACGATAATATGGAACTGATCAAACTGATTGCAAAGCTCCTTGGCCTTGATGAAGGCGCAACGCAGGAGGAAGTGTTAAAAGCACTTGAGGCCTTTGTCGAGGAAAATAAGCAGCTCAAGGAAGCCACAAAAACTGGCACTGCACCTGAAGATGAAAAGGTTGTAGCGAACAAAGCTGTTTGTGAGCTGCTCGGGCTCAAAGCGGGATCTCCTACCGATTCCGTTGCAGCCAAAATCATGGAACTGAAGAATGGCAACATCGACGGAGTTAACGTTCTGCAGGAGCTAAAGGCTTTGAAGCATAAGAGTGCAGAACGAGAAGCGGACGATGCGGTCACGCTGGCACTCAAGGACGGCAAGATTACACCAGCTCAGAAGGATTGGGCTAAGAGCTACGCGTTGAGTGATCCGCAGGGCTTCCGGGGTTTTGTTGAAAAGGCTCCTCAAGTGGTACCAATGGGCGAAATTGCAGGTAGTGAAGTGAAGGAGCTCAAAGGCAAAGTAGATGAAGCCACGTTGCTCATCTGCAAGCAACTCGGCATTATTCCTGAAGATGTCGAGAAGTATGGAAAGGAGTAATCACAATGGCAGCATTAACAAAAGAACGAGACACCACCGAGATTGCAAACGGTGGGAAACTGATTGCCTTGCCTGTGAAGGCTGCAACTACAATCTACCAAGGCTCACTGGTTGCAGTTGATGCGAATGGATTTGCGATCCCCGGCAAAAAAGCAACGGACATTACAGCAGCAGGCCGAGCAGAAGAAACGGTTAAAAACGAGGGAGCAGATGGGGCATGCGTTGTCAAGGTTTCGCGCGGTGTGTTTGTATTTGCCAATACTTCAGCAAACAAGGTCACATCTGCTCACATGCTCAAGACTTGCTATATCGAAGATGATCAGACGGTAACAGCCCTCGAAACTGGGGCCTCTGTTGCTGGTCGGGTGATCCGAGTCGATGACAGAGGTGTTGCTGTAGAGATCGCCTCCGGCAATGCTGGAATTTAAAACAATACGGGAGGATTCGAATTATGCTTATTAATTCTCAAAATATTCGGGGTGTTTTTATTGGCTTTAATACTCTGTTTAACAAAGCCTTTGCCGAACAAAGCCCAATGCTTGAAAAGGTTGCAACGATTACCCCATCAACCACAGATACAGAAACCTACGCTTGGCTGGGTGAAATTGCAGGAATGCAAGAGTGGATCGGCGAACGTGAAGTTCAAAACCTTGTTGCTTCCGATTACACCATCAAAAACAAAGATTTTGAGCTAACTGTTTCGGTTGACCGCAATAGCATTGAAGACGATAAAATCGGGATCTATACGCCGTCTATTCAAATGTTGGGGCAAGCTGCAGCAATGCACCCGGACGAACTGGTCTTCGGATTATTGAAGAATGGTTTTTCCACTAAGTGCTTTGACGGAGAACCTTTCTTCTCTGCCGCACACAAGTTAGGTGATAAGACACTATCCAACAAGGGTACCGCAAAGCTATCCCTAAATTCGTACACTGCTGCTCGTGCCGCAATGATGTCCTTAACCAACAGTAAGGGACAGCCTTTAAATTTGGTTCCAAACCTTTTGGTTGTGCCCCCAGCCCTTGAAGGAATGGCCTTGTCCATTACAAAGTCTGACTTCATTAGCGGCAGTACCAATACGATGAAGGGCACTGCCGAGGCGTTGGTTGTGCCTCAGCTCGCGGGAAAGGATAGTGCATGGTATCTGCTCTGCACCACTCGCCCCATCAAGCCTCTGATTTACCAGCAACGCAAAAAAGCAGCTTTCGTAAGCTTGACTAGCGACACTGATATCAATGTCTTTATGAGGAAGAAGTACCTATATGGTGCGGATTCTCGAGGCAATGCTGGCTATGGATTCTGGCAGATGGCCTACGGCAGCGACGGAAGCACCGAGACCTAATTCAGAAGTATTTCTAAGGGAAGGAATGAGGCTGCGTGAGTTATTGTACACAAGCAGAAGTCCGTGGGATGCTCAAGAATGATGCACTAAACATGATCATCGGCGACACCTACATCGAGGATGAGACAGAGCGCGAAGCGAAAATGGGGCTGATCATCGACGCTGCGATTGCTGATGCTGAAGGTGAGATCGACGGCTACCTCACAAAGAGGTACGCCGTGCCGATCACGCCGACACCGAAGGTCATCAATAAATTTGCGAAGGATATCGCTGTTTACAATCTGTATTCTCGCACTGGAATTGACGAAAGCGGCGGGGAGAAAAGTTACCTAAACCGATACAATGCAGCAGTTAAATTTCTCACCCTTGTTGCAGAAGGAAAAGTTTCTATCGGTGCTCAGGCTGATCAACCTCAGATAGCCGCTGCCGCTGGGTTTTCGGTCAGCTCAAACCAACGCCTATTCAATCGTGAAAGCATGCGGGGGATGTAGATGTTTAGTGTTCGTCTAGAAGGTGATACTCGCCTTTTATTGCGCAGACTCAAAAACCTTGCTGAGATCGACAAAAAAAGTATTAACGCATCAATCAGTGAAGGCATGCGTGAGTCTACTCTGGAGCGATTTAGGGAAAGCAGAGATCCCGAAGGCAAGCGATGGAAAGCCTCCATTCGGGCAGCAACCGACGGAGGGAAAACACTGGTGCAGACCGCGCAGCTCCGCAATTCCATTCGAACCAAGTCAGACGCTTCCGGTTTTGCGGTTGGTACCAATGTCAAGCATGCGGCAACACATCAGTTCGGAGATCCAAACCGCACCATTCGAGCTCGAAACGGAAAGGCCCTGCGCTTCAAAATTGGGGATCGCTGGATCAGTAAAAAGAAAGTGCGCGTGAACATTCCTGCTCGCCCATTCCTTGGCTTCTCGCAGGACGATCAACGAGAAATGAAAACGATCCTTGAAGAAGTGATCGGAGGAGACAACTGATTATGTATTCTGAAATTAAACAATACCTTTTAGGCAAGTTAAAAGAGGCTGGACTCAAATCAAAACCACATACAACGAGGAAGTCTCTCGAACGAAGTCAAGAAAGTCATATTGGAGCAGTGATATTCGAGGCAGAATCTATTAGTCGAAACGGCTCAAAAACAAGGTATCAAGACCAAACAGGAGCGCAGAAAAAGAGACGAAAGATATTTGCTCGCGGGATTACATTTTCTGTTGTCCTTGGAGATTACACTGAGGATGCAGTTGAAGCAATGTTTGAAGCATTTCTCTCGAAGCTTGATCAAGGTATCACGGTGGATGGGAATTATATTCCGATCGAGGTTGAGAGTGCAGATTGGGTCGATGATGACGACTCGATTTTGAAGTCGAAAGTGGCGGTTCAGATTAAGCTTCGTTTTGAGGGTGGCGTATACAAAGATACGGACTTTGCTCCTATCAGTGATTTGGAGATTTTGTCCGCAGAAAAAGAAAGGAGCTTATAAATGGCAAGTAAAAACCAAACTTCTGATGCTGATCTGGAGGTCAAGCAGGATCAAAGGGAGCCTGATTCTCAAGAGCTTATTGAAGTTGGAGAGCTCTGCAAAAGACATAAGATCAGCTTGGCGGTTTTCGCTGGCGTTCGTGCCGCCAACGGATGGACAAAGGGTAAAGTTCTTACCAGCAAGGAATTTCTCGCAGCGGTTGAAAAATTCCTGAAAGAACCGATAGATCCTAGAATCTCTAACGGAAAGAAGGGTGAATCCAATGCTTAGAGATGTAACACATAAAGTCACAGACGGATTGCTTGGGTTCGCTTCCACAAAAGGGGACGGCCTCCATGTCAAGATCGGTGCTTCCACGATCACCGCCGAGGCTCCTATTGTGATAACCGGAGACATGAGTGCGGAGAAGATCAAAGAGCGACTCGGCCTGTCACCTCTTGCTGATGCAGCGATGGACTCCGTCGAATGGGGATCAAACCGCATCTATTGCATTCCCGTTACAGCAAGTACGGAAGGAACCGTCAGCGCAATTACAAAGACCGCAACTGGTACAGGTAACTTAACCATCACAGGCAATCCAACAAACGCGTTTGATATCACGGTCAAGATCACAGCAAAAGGAACCCTGAACTCCGCTGCCTTTCGTGTTTCCATTGATGATGGCTATAGTTTCTTCGATGAGGTTACCGTACCCATTTCTGGTGAGTATGAGATTAGCGGTACTGGCCTTACCCTTCACTTCGCAGAGGCAACCCTAGCAGAAGATAAACCTAATTCATTCCTGGTCAACGATACATACAAAACGAGCACTACTGCTCCTACCATGACAAACGGTGATGTACTGACAGCGATCCAAAAGCTTCAGACCTTAACGACAGAATATGAGTTTGTTCATATCGTTGGTGAGAGTTCCCTTGCCTTGTGGCAGGCGATCAGCACAGCGCAAATTGAACTGCAAGATATCTATAAAAAGCCGATGTTCTTCCTACTGGAGGCCTACAAGCCAAACACGGAAGAAACCATTGTTGACTACGGTTTTCGTATGGATGCCGACCGTCAGAAGATCGCGAACTATAATATCCAAGTTGTGGCTGTGCGTGGCATTCTGCTCAAGATGGATGGAACCCCTCGCGAAGTCAATTTAGGCGGCCTTGTAGCTGGACTTTACTCAAAGGCTCCTGTTCAAGTTTGCATCGGCAAGACCAGAGAAGAGGCTGGCTTCGGGATATCAAAAAAGAAACTCCTTGAACTCCGTCCAAACGGAATTCAGGAGATCATCGAAAATTTGGATCTATCGGGCTTCCTTACCGTTCGAGAATATGATGGCCTTAATAACTTCTATGTGTATCACACAAAGATGATGTGCCCTGAAGGTAGTGACTACCGATATGCGGAAGATATTCGTGTTCTTAACAAGATTATTCGAGAGACACGAAAAGAGGCTATCTTGATTCTGCAGGATGATATTGATCTTGAGGATGTTCAGGGTGAGCTTGAGGTGAGAGCAAAGTTCCTGTTCACACCCTTGCAGAAAATGATTGATGAAAGAGCGATTAGCTCTGCAGAAATCACTGTTCCGGAAGGGCAAGATAAGACCTTTTTAGAAGATGAAAAGATGCGGATTAAAATCCGATATCTTTCTAGAGGGTACATCCGTGAGATTGAGGTCGATCTTGGCAGAGCACAGGTCAGCTCTTAGCAGAAAGGATGAATAACCATGTTAACAGTTAACGGAAAAGCCTACGATTGGGGCGACGTTGACATCAAGGTACCGGGGCTTGCTTT